GTATGTTTCAGGCTTCTTCTCTTTGAGCTCTTCAATGAGAAGTTCCATCTTGGACTTAGGTTATGCCGTCTTAGAAGGGAGCTGCTGCTCCTCCACCACCGGCTCCGGCGAGTTCTTGGCTTGTCCGGATTGAGTCATTTTCAGCTTTGACGAGAGCGGCTTGTTTAGCAGGATCGTTATTAGGATCTTGCGAAGCCATTTGTTGCTGCATCATCATAGCTTGCTGTTGTTCTTCAGCCATGAGATCCTCGTCACTCTTAATGAGTTTGTAGGTATCCAACCCGTCAGAAGCTGCAAGACGAGTAATAAGCTCACGACTGTTAACGTACTTAGCCAGAGTCTCAGGCCCAAGAGTTCCAGCAATCGTCTGTAGGAACTCAATAAGTTTTGCTTTGTCGTTACCTCGTCCAAGGGCATCCAAACCAGTTGTGATCTGGGGTTTCACTACGTTCTTAGGCAGCTTAGGAAGACGCCCTTGGCGCTCCATAAGAGCCATTTTGCGGTTCACAAGAGGCAGCTGTAGTTCAATACTAAGGATGCTGTAGATGCCCCCCAATCCTGCTTCCAGCTCCTGTGCAACCATTCTGATCTCTTCAGCGGTCACTCGGTCCCGACCAGAAGTACCAGCTTGAATGGCACTGTTAAGAAGGAACGCAAAGCTCAGTCGTTGTTCAATACGAGCAATGGTGTTGAGAGCAACCGTAAGATCAGCTTGCTTCTGCATTTGCAGAGGAGCCACATCATTTGGATTGCCTGCCACAATTGAACCATTGGCAGCCCTAGCAAGTGCGTCAGGACGTGTAGTGCCGTTTGGGTTACAAAGGAAGATGATCTTGGCTGCTGCTGCTGAACCCTCAACAATCGCTTTAGAGAGATACTCAAGGCTTTTCAGGTCGCCCAGAAGCTCTTCACAGTATCCACGACCGTAGGCTTCATGAGCCACACGGAACATCCTCAGAGGGATCCAAGGGCTCTTCTCAATGGGAACAGAACCACGCTTACCAATGGGCTTGCCGTAAGCTTCTTGATACCAATCACATTTGTCTTTCTTGTAATCCCAAGTGACGTGGGTGTACAGGAAAACAGTCTTGTCTACAAGTTTGCCGTCAGATCCCTTTGGTGTGATTTGCTCTGGCAACACATCAGGGCTGACCTCTTCACGAACGACAAGTTCAAGAATGTTCCCCTCAGGATCCCTGTTCAACACAAAGGACTTGAGTGGGTAAACACGAGTGCCGTTGTCAGCGACATACAGCAAAGCGTTACCGCCAATGATGAGGTGCTTAAGGGCCTCAAACAGCGCAGTACGATCTCCAGACTCTTCAATGTCCCGCATTACGGAACGTTCCATCAGAGCCAGTTGCTGGTCAAATTCTGATTGAAGTTCTTTGTAATTATCCAGTTCCCGCTTCAGTTTCATGTCGTCTACAGAGAGACGAAAGAAAGCTTGGTTAGGAGGAAGCAAAGCAATAAGAAGTTTGCTTGCCAGATTATTCACGCCACGAGCACCCAACCCTTGGTAGGTGGTAGCGATCTTGGTGTATAGATTTTTGCCCGTACTTCTGTCGTTATCGGTAATAAGTGTAGGCAAAGTATACTTACTACACTCAATAGCCCGATCTAGATAAATAGTCTTTTCGGGTTCAAGAGCCGAATAACGAGCAGAAGCATTAGACATTCAAACCACCAGTAGCGTTCGGTGTACCCATTCCGATCCCAAGACCAGAAAGAGGCGATTGTATCTCCAAATTAGTACGCAAACCAGCTGGACTGCCCACACGTTGCCGCACTCGTTCGCCTACTGGGTTTGTGGCTTGTTGGTTTTGAATTGCAGCTTGAAGCTGTTGTTGCTGAATAGCAAGAGCAGAAGAGGCTCGCTGCTGACTAATGGATTTCTGAGCAGCTTCACGAGCAGTTTGAGCTTGCTGTTGAAGAGCTGAGGTTTGAGCTTGGTATTGCTTAATCTGCTCCTGAGCTGTGGATGCTTGCTGAGCTAGTTGCTGTTGTGTTGCTTGCTGCTGGAACATAGCAGCTTGACGAGCCTGATCTGCAGAGCGCTGAGCCGACTCCTGTTGAGCCTTAAACTGCTGATTTTGCTTGTAGGCACTGTATGCACCAACACCAGCACCTATAAGACCAATGATTGCGTTTAAGGCCATTGAGAATACCTTTAGCTGTACTTAGTTTCCTCTTGCAGTTTGTACTGATCTTTTAGATGTCGTACAACTGAGACCTGACCAGCGGAAAACCAAATTAGTTTCTCTTCCATACTAAGGTCAGGTGCTTTGTCTGGATAAATCTCATCAAGATATTTGATAACTTCCAGTTCAAAGTTAGGTGTCATACGTTTAAGCCAGTTGGGTTGACGTTACCTGGGGCCGTACCACTATATCCACCAAGAGCTAGCCGACTACCGACCCTTGTACGACTTACACCAGGCTGTCCCACAGTAGTCTTATTGGGCTGTGTCCGTTGTACTACACGACCAGTTGTAGCTGCTTCCTGTGCTTGCCTAACTGCTGTTTGCTGCTGTTGAGCTAGGGCAAGGGCAGAGCTTTTCTTGGCAACAAGTGTGGCAGCTTTAGTTTGCTCTACTGCTGCTGCAGCTGTTTCTTTAGCTGCCTCTTGTTGCTTAATTGCTTCTACAGCTGCTTGTTGCTGGGTGTTAAAAGTTTCCCACTTTTGGTTAAAAGTAGAAACAGGGGAAGTCCTAGCTGAGTTGCGTAGTCCTGCTTCTACTGACGCAATTTCACCAGCGTTGGGATTTCTGTAGCCCTTACCATCAAATAGTTTTGATGATTTGTATTGTTGCAGACTTTGGTATTGAGAGCTAGTAGGCCAATACTGTTCAAAATACTGATCTTGAGTGAGCATTGGCCTACTAGCGGTCTCTTACCTCAAGCGTAACTCGGCAGATCAGAGTTACTGGTCTCGAAGAACGCTGGCATACGAGCACGTTGGGTCTCGATCAGTCCCTCAGCCTTTCCGCTGTACATCAAGCTGTCGCTTTGATCCAGCCAGAACTGCTTGTCCAGGTACTTGTTGTCAGACTTACCCAAAGGTTGCATCACCCAAGCAGCTGTAGCTTTCCTGAGACGATCCAAGGAAGGACTGACAGTAAGACCAAGCTCACGACATACCAAACTGTTTGCCGCTACGTGAACCTGTTCATCCCTTGAGATGTCGGCACTTACGGTTCGTAAACCAGCATCACCGTTAAAACGAAAGAACGGGAGGAGTACAAAGAAAATTGCACGTTCGGCAACCATCGCTTTGAGAATCGGATGATCTGGATGTTCAATCCACGCCTGCCGTAGTCGGAAGGCTTCCTTTTCGGCTTTGTCGTTGACTCCCAAAGCGTTGGTAATGTATCCCAACGCAAGATCATGCCGTTCTTCGTCTTTAACGTTGCTTTCAAGAAGCGCACGGGAGGCTTCAGGAATTTCTTTAGCGCAAGCTTCACTGATGAACTCTCCAACTGGAAGTTCCATGTGGCGGAGGGCGAGAGCCCGGAAGATTGTCTCTTCCGAACCCTCTTTAAGTTTGCCAGCTGTTGACTGAATTGGAGTCCAGGTGCGCTTGCGGGACAGGAGCTTTTCGTAGGGCGTCATTCGGCGCAGTCGCATTGTGGTTCAGAATCTCCCGACAGCAAATTGGCAAGATAATCTTCAACGTTTACATCGCTCAAAGCGGCGTAAGCATTGGATTTATCTTGTACGTCAGACATTACTTGAAGAGAGTAATACAAACTCTTCAAGGGGGAGTTCAACCATCGTGCCATAAATTGACGATCCATGAACGTCATATCGGACCACCAATTCATAGAAATAGCGTGAGCCATTCCAGTGGAATCCATTAGACGTTGCCACTCACAGTTGAGTTCAAAAAACGTACCCCAACCAACCTCTTCAGCTGTCTCACATTTGGGATTGAACTTATAACTTTGAACCCCAAGAGTGGCACTATCACGATCTACATCGCGACTAATGGGAGGAGCAATTTCAGGTGCTGTAGTAAACCCTTCACGATCCACATAGCGGTACGCACAAGAGGCTGTAGGAGCCACTGTGAACGCTCGTGACATCTTGTAGTCAGCAGCCACCTTAGAGGCCTCCATAAAGCCCAGGAACAGGGCTTGAGCGATCTGACCAGCTTTGGTGTCAGCCACGCCAACACCGAGGTTCCTGTCACGCATAGCGGCAACAAGTTCCGAATACTTGACGCCTTCAATGGCAAGAAGGTTGGCAAGCCCAAGAACACCAAGACCAACTTGGTTATCTTTGCGGGTGTAGATATCAGAGTCGTCCACACCGGTCTGTTGATAAAGCTCACAAAGGAACTTCATCCCATCAACAAAAGCTTTAGGAATCTCATCAATCTGAGTAAGACCCAAGTTGATGTGAGACAGCAGACAGGTGTCGCGAGATTTAAGCAAAATCTCTTGGCAAACGTTGGAGTAAATCCGCTCACCGTTCTTATCAAACTGCTTCTTAACAATCCAGACATCACCCTTTCGGGCAGCGGTCATGATTGCGCCTAACTTGTTGGGTTCGTTGATAACTTCAGGATCGACATTGACACAACGCTTGATCCAAGGAATACGAGCGCGGTCATAATTAACAAACTCCAAAATGTCAGGATGGTCTGCGTCAAGATGAGCAACCACCGCACCGTTGCGGTATGTGCCGCCCCTACGGAGGATTTCATTGAACTTGGAGTAGATCTCCATGAACCCACAAGGACCTGAAGCAACCATTCCGTGGCTGTTTTTGGTACCTCGACTACGAAGCTTAGAAAGGTGAATAGCCACCCCTGCACCGTATCGGAGAGCTTTACTAGCAAATTGCCAAGAGCCTTCCAACCCATCAGGATCCTCATCCATGGTGTCTTCCACCACGAAAACAGTACAACTAACGGGATAACGGCGGGTGGGATTCTCAATCCAGCTCTCCACCCTCCCGGTCATTGCGATCGCTGGGTTCAGATTCTCCTTCAGTTTCATTGTCGTCAAGGTCGATGTTTTGAATTGCGTTTTGAAGCGCAGTTTGTACAAAGTCGTTCCACTGCTCTTCAGAAAGTTGAGTCAGTGGTTTCAGTTCTGGGTGCTCTTCATCATCCCATTGGAAGTTAATAAGAGCTTCGCCGGTTTCATCATCCTCATTAACTTCAGCAAATACAAATTGCCAAGCTTCTTGAGGAATCTGAAAAATCAAATCTTCGTAATCAGGAATGTTCGAGGTCATAGATCATCGAGTTCGGCTGGTTTGTAGTTAGGTCCTTTTTGGACCTTTCCGTTGACTTTGGAAAATGGAAACTTGGAGCAGTTTGAGGTGTAGATCCTATCGAAAGCAGTATCAGGATCCACACCCAAGGTATGAAGCAAACCATAAGTGACCCATAGTAGGTCGCAGGCTTCTTTAAGAACGGCTGAACGAGTCTCATTACGAAACGCGTACATGAGTTCGTAGAACTCTTCCTCGACGTACGTGAGTTGCTTTTCCTGCGCTTCGAGCCACTCATCGTTATCAAGATTGGTTAGCTGGCCCGCTTTGGACATCCAACTCTTTACCAGTTCCGCATTCGAAGTCAGCATCGGTTGATTCAAGGATTGAGTTGTACAAGTTCTTGGTGTATTTCTTGTCCCATTGCTCACTACGTTGAATGAGACGGTCAAGATACCACCGAGCCTTTTTCAAGTCTTCAGTACCGTTTTTGTGTTGGTACCTAGTTACGTATTTGATGACGTTGCCTTCAAGAAAATCAAAGGCGTGGCTTTCTATGTAATCAATACATTCAATTACCCCGTCGTCGTAGGCGTAGTGGTTGGGTCTGATTGGATCGAAAGTGGTGTCCATAATTGAATTTCATCAAAGAGGTACTCAGTGTCTCTAAGGATGCGGGCTAAACGAGCTTGTTTAAGAGCCTCTAAAGCACTAAAGCCCTTCTTTTTGTACTGTTCGACTACAACTCTCCATGCGGTGGTTTCGTCGAAGTCATCGTTTGAGATGAGCTTTTCTGCTGTCTTTGGTCCAATGCCAGGACAGCCAGGATAGCCATCAGTGGAATCACCGGTAAGAATCTGACGATAGAAAAAGGCATCAGCTTCGGCTTGAAAGATTTGAACAATGTCTCCATCGTTACTGAGATGAAGTCCGGGGATTTGTTTAAGGTCTTTATCCCCAGACCAGATGACACAGCTGTTTTGATAACGAGTACCAAGGATTCCAAGGATGTCGTCAGCTTCAAGC